TTACTCTAAATTTAACTTTATCAGTTTCTTTATAACTTTCTCTCAGACCCCTCATATATAAAATATTATCAACTGCTCCGCTAGATGTCATTGGCAATAAACTTCCTGTATTACTCCCCGTACATGGTTTATGATCATCCCATCTCACTTCTAATTTAGGTGAATAAATTGTATTTGTTTGAGAGGAAAAGAATTTTAATTGACCGAATGTACTATTATTAGTCTCTTGACTTCCCGAAAATCGTAATAAAAATCCTTCGTTTGATCCGCTTAATAGCCAATAATTAACAATATCAGTAACATCCATATTAATGTCGGGAGATTCATATGAAAACGATTGAGACGCGTCTGTACTACCGATAACTACAGATGGACCATTACCACCTACTGCTGAAGTAGAATCGGTTCCACCTTCTAAGGCTTGAGATTTATCACCATTAAATGTAAATAAAGCAGATGAAGAAGCTGCTGTTAAGTTAGTAACAGTTCCTGCTGAACTACCGGAAAGTATTACAATACCAGTTCCACCTTTACTAGCTGATATAAATAATCCGTGTGTTGCTACATTATCATTAATTGAACCTGTTAAATTATTTGCGCTTATATCAACCAAAGAGCCTGATTCTACAAATATTTCAGATGAATTATTATCAAATACTGATGTTGAACCACTTACAAAAATAAAATCAACACTACCAATTGTAATTTCTTGATTTGTATAACTACCAGTTGAAATTGTTAAGGTTCCACTTGCAAAAGTATCTCCCACAGCAGCTGTACTACTCCAAGATACCTCACTTGATCCTGGATAATAATTTCTATTGTTCCAACTGACTCCATTTGTTGCTTTTGGATTATCGCCAAATTTTCCAATTCCTTCATCCCACGATTGTGATAAGGGAAAGGCTGCTAATTTATATTCAGTTGACAATTCTTGAGTACCCGCAGCTTCATATAGTCGTAAATAAAATTTTGGATTAGTTATATCTCCTGCGACAATCGATTGTGAAACATTTATAAATTCGGTTCCTGCAAAAGAAATTAATGCTCGAGTTTGATAATCAAAAGACTGATTCCAGAATTCTTTTTTTATTTCAAGTATTTCATCCTGCCCGAAATTTTGATCTCTATAAGATGTTCCATCAATATGACTTGACCCACTTGATATCCAAGCATCTTTTGTCGCATAAATAAAATAATGCATTTTAATTTCTCCAAAATATTATTTAAATTTTACCTAACCCTACCTTTAATATTTATCCCAGGATTCTTAAGTTCAAAAACTGCTGGTGTTTTTGAAGGTCTTATAACTCCTTCCTGCAGTGCAGCTTGGAAGTTATATTTATAACCATAACCAGAAGTACCGGTATCTTCCCAACCTCCAGCACCGCCAATAGCATCAGGGTTCCATTGAGTGAACCATAATGGGGGATCAAAAGTTCCAAACTCACTTGAATCTAAATAATTATTATCTTGAGTAATGCAAACATGATTTATAGCTCGAACTCCTTCTACTCCCATTAATTCATATTCAAGTTGACTAACATAAATTGGTTGTCTAAATTGCAGTTTAATAATATTAAAATATCTTTCTATAACATCCATACATCTTAACTTAACCCCTTGTTTATTAGCATCTTTATTTGAAAAAACATCAAATACAACTCCAAAATTTATTATATATCCAGGTTTAAGATTTACTTCATCTGTAATCATTCTAAATTCATTTAAATATGTCTTTAAATTAACACCTATAGGATCATTTGGAGTTTGAACTAAATTTTTATTATTATCGTAAGAAAGTAAGTAAACATCTATTGTTGCCGAAACAGGCATTATATTTCTCCTAAGTTATAAATGAATCAAAATCCGGTGAATCTTCATACTCCTCTCCTCAGCCGCTTATTGGCGCGCCTACATCTTCTTCTTCTTCTGGGTGTTCTACCTCATATATTGGGGGTCCCATGTCTCTATTTTTTACAACATAAACTTTAGCTACATTTCCGAATTTAGCGGGCATATTCATAATTCTAGCTTCGTAATCTTGTTTGGTTACACATCTATTTTGAGTAGTAAAAAATGCTTGAGCTCGATGACGAATCTCTTCTATTGTTTCTAGATCTGAACCACCACTTGCGGGATGTGTATTAGTTACTGTAATATTAGAAGTATCTGTAGCACTTCCCGCTGCTGTAGTTAGAGACTCTATTGTAGTTAAGTCTCCAGAAACAACATTTGCAAATACTCCACCACCTATTCTATAAGTTACAATTAAAGTAGTATGCATTGGTGTTTCACCTAATGTCGAATATTCATCTCCTAACATGGGATCTATAGAATCTGTTAAATCTTCAGTTATTCCTGGAATATTAATTCCGGCTTGTTCAGATTGTAAAAACGCAGATTCCAAAGTTTGTCCACTTCTTAGTATTCCATTACCAAATATAAGAGATGTCGTATTATCATCATTCACTTGAACTATGAATTTTTTACTTGTTTTCACAAACTCAAGAGAATAAGGAACGGGGAGAGATACTATTTCATCTCCTGCTAATGTGGTATAAGCATTTGTACGATTACCATCTTGAGTATAGTGAAGTTCTATTGGTACTCTATCTTGAGCTAGATAATCAACTTGATACCATTTATTTCCATTTGAATCTGATACACCAACTATATCAACTACGTTTGTATCAATTAGTTTTAATTCTAAAAATTTAGTGGGTGTTCCAACTGAAAAACTTCTCGTCTTTGTTTGCCCCGATATAGCTTTAACTTTTCTAGTTAAAGTCCATTCATTAGTAATTCCGTCGAGATCTTGACCTGAGGGAACTCCTTGCCCATCAGCCGCGGCATCCCCACTACCGCTTCCGCTTATTGTAAAATCAACCACATCAAGAGTTTCAAAAATTATATCAGAATCAGTAGCTGATGAAATTTGCATTCCGGAGTCAATAATAACAGCCTCAGAATACGCTGGACTATCTCCTCCACCCCCATCGCTAATAGTCTGTTTAACCGTTAAGATAGCGTGCGCGGGAATTATAGGTTTTACTCTATACCCCAACATATTTGCTATGTTAATAATATTTCTTCTTTCTTCAGCTAACGGTAAGAGCATTTCTCTGTATTGTTGATCAATATAAAAGTTAAGAATATCACCCACATATGCTGCCATTTCTATTAACATCATCCCGGGTGACGTTTCATTAAAATCTTTATATGTAGTTGGAAAATAACCTTTAGCATATTCTATCAATGAACTTTTTAAAGATCTAAAATCCTTAGCTGCATAATTTGTATTAGTTTCTCCAAACTCTTTTACATTATATGGCATTTATTTTCCCCTACTCTGAAATATTAACTTGTACTGATTCTAATGTATTAGGATCTTTAGTTATATTAAATTGAATAAAAATTGACATTGCATTTTTACCAACACTATCAGTTTTATCCATACTTATAATCAAATCTCGTATTTCTACAAACGGTAGCCAAAATTCAAAGGTGTCTACTATTTCATTTTCAATAACAACTCTAGTTTCATCTGTATATTGCTCGAATAAAAATTTGCGTAAATTTAAACCTAAATCGGGCTGCATCAATCTTTCACCTTTAGTGGTGCTTAATAACATTTTTATATTATTTTTAACTGCTTTAATAGTAGTTGATGTAGATGCAAACCACCCGTCTGATCCGAATGATTTATGAAATGGGTAGTCTATACCTACAAAAACGTTTTCGTCTCTATCTGCTATATAAGGTTTTTTTGTTGTATCTATTATTGCCATTTTTAATCTACATCTACTCTATCCGAGGGATTGAGTTTAACTGTGGCATATGTATTCCACTCTTCAGTTCTATCACTACCTCTTATTTTTTTTGCTGGCTCTCCTAGATATGCTCTACCAGAAGCAGCTATATCAACACCGTCCATTAAGGTAGTTTTTATTACCTCAGCAGTAGCTTTACCAGTAACTGTTGCTGGACGACCTGCTGCTCCCAATGGCCATGTTACATAAAGTACTTTCGAAATATCAACATCAACCGGTAGTGGTCTTAACAACGTTAACTTATCAATTTTTAAATCTGCTGACAGTGAAGTAATAATAAAAGTTTGAGCTTCAAAATATTCTACTATCGCATCTGTAAGCTTTTCTGCCATGGTATCAATGTTTCCTGTATCACCTTCCGCATATTCTTTAGCTCCAGTAGACTCTAAAAATATATCTTTTATTTTAGATTGTAATCCCATACATTAACTTCAATTATTAGTTTTACCGTTTACTTTTTTCATAAAACCTCTATAATCTTTCTCAAACACATTTACAAGATATTCTGGAACATTATCGGGATCAACTCCCATTGAAGCAACCATCTGTTTTCCGGATACTTCAACATCAGTTGAATACTGATTTTGTAAAATAGTATTCATTGAGTCGGTAGTAAAAGTTCCATCCCCTAAAGTTTTCCACTCTTGTGATGTTTGAGCGGTATCATTTAAAGCTTCATTTAAAAGTTTATTTGACGAAAATGTGTTATTTTTTATGTTGTGCTTCGATTTGGACTTTTTAATATTATTATTTTTTAAAGAACGATCACTTATTTCTTTAGACATAAATTCTTTTAAAAGTTTTTTCATCGATAACCGCACTTCTTCTTTTACTATATTTCTTATCATTGACTTAAGCTCAGTTTTTTTCATAATACTCTCCTATAACTAAGATACATTCTCTTCAATAAAATACTTTGAACTAACAAAATTAGTTGCTCCTTTTCCAAGAGCTGATTTTATCTCTTGAAGTTTTGTATTAAGTGTGCCGGGAGGACCCTGTTGATACCCTAGAGGCACGGGTGATAGGTGACAATGTCCATTTGCAAGAATTAATATATCAACTAATTGCTCTAATAAAAATCTTAAATGCTCTCCAAGAACAAGTCCCTGTCCGGTTTCTGTTTGTTCTTCTGAAGTTTCCTTTTTGGCTAGTTTTCCTATATAAATATTACCCGACTCTAATATTATTTCTTTATTAGATGAAATGGTTAAACTATTTCCGGAACCAATATGAGTGTTTTGAAAGGCTGATAAGAATAAACTTTCTTTTTTAGCATTAATTGTTATTCTATCAGATGATTGAAATAGCTGATTTGTTTTATAATTATTTATAATTTCAGTAGCATTTGTATTATTAACAAAAGATATTAAATCAGCTGATGTTTTTTTAATTTCTTTATCAAGTTGTGCTTCTACATCCGCTAAAGTAAACATATCTTTAACAATTTCTCTCCCATCAACTGCTCTTTTAAAATGTTGATCTATTGTTCCGACATTTATTATACCAATTATAGTACCGTCCACAAGAGATTCAACTTCACTTAATGAATGTCTACCATTGGAAATTATAATATACGGGTCATCATACCGACTTCCTATACGTATACTATTACCGTGCCTACCTTCAAAAATCATATCCCCGTGGAGATCAAACCCTCCCTTACTATACGAGCCATCCAAATCTGAATTAAAATCTTTTTGTAATCTTTTATAATTTGCCCGCTCAAAAAGATTACTCATTCCAATATTATCACGAGTAGTTCTTCCAGGATATCTTAATCCCATGTGAGTTAATTCATGACTGTCAGTATTATAAAGAAAATCATGATTATAATTGGGATTGTTATCACAATTTATGGGGCCAAGATAATAAAGATTTCCGCCAAAATTACATAAAAGAACTTGATCTCCCTTTACCGGAATGTCAATTATACCCCTTAATAGAGGATAATACCTGGGACTTTTAGAGTTTATAAACTGTAAATTAGGATCAATATTATGATGAGATCTAGCTTGTATACTATTAATATCTCGGGGACCAAACGGACCTCCGGGGGAGTTTTTACTAGTAACGACACTCTCTACTAATCCTGGAACAAACTGTAATCCTATTTTATGAGGTTCGATGCTTTTATTACGACCCCGCCTACTATGTTTACTTTGTTCAATATAATCGATCGCATGAATAGCCATTTTAATTCTCTAAAACTGGATTACTTCGTTTTTTAACTTTATAAAATTCATCACTCTGTTTTTGTATTTCATCAGCTGTTTCTTGCAATGTATCAATTAGGTCTTCCTTTTCTTGTTCTGTCAAAGCTAAACTATCTTCATCGCCCCCACCTGCTGATCTAGTTATAATTCTCTGTAATACACTAGATAACTTAACTAAATGTTCGTCATTTTTAACTGCAACTTCATACACTTCTTTTATTATAGGAGCAATAAGAATTGCATCGTCAATAGAAGTAATAAATCCGTGAATTTCCTGGATAAGTAAATCTAATTGTAATTTTTTACTTGTACAATTTTCGTATATATCTTTGGTTAATTCCTGGAAGGTTTTACCTTCAAAAATTTCAATATTTTCACTCATATTATCAATCCCTTAGATTAGACATTAAGATACTCATATATAAATATAAGATGTAAAAAAAATATATAAAACACTGTAAAAAAAATAACGGTTTTATGTATGTCATTAATATATATATATACATTAAGAATATTCTTTAAAATAAAATGGGGTTATGAATAGTATAATACTTCATTATAGTTATATCATACTCTTTATTTTTTTTTATTATAATAATAATTAAATAATAATTTAAAAAAATATATAATTAATAATAATTAAATATCAATTTTAACATCAATTAAAATATTAATATTTATAATTAAATGCGCGGGGGAATTAACATTGTTAATTCCTGTAGTGTAAATAGCACACTAGTTGGATCGAGTCTTGGCAGGCGTTAGGTCGCGGAGGGTAGGCAGGTATACTAGAGGTAGGGGTAGAGAAATCCCCTCAGGAATTAATTTATTAATAATCAATGTTACATAACCAGTAAAAATAAAAAAAATGAGTGGTTTGAAAAAATAATATATATGTATATTATATATGTTTTTTGACATTTGAAAATCAAAAAGCACTGAGATTGATCGTCTCAGTGTGAGGTTGACTGAATAACGGCTTACGTTGAAGGGTTGTAAGGTATCCTGATCCTCCGTGGTAGAGAGCGTTACCTAAATGTTGGTGGCGTTGAATGACAATTCGTGAAGGAGTTTGAGTCAACACATAAAGAAAAAGATAGCCTACTTTTTCGCTTCATTGAGAGTACCCGAAAGGAAACCTCTCTGAAAACTGGTCGAATAAGTCTTTCTTGAGGACTAAGACACTTGGGCTGAGGAGTTGTATCCGCTTCAACGTTCTTTAATCGGAATGAGAAGAACTGAAATAACTTTCAGCAGTAAGGTATGAAGTAAGAGTATCAAGATGACTAGATGTTGGATTGGCGATTCCACACCTCAAAAATTTTCAAATTTTTTATTAATTTAAACATATTTATTTATGAAAGAATTGTTGCTCAGAAGAGAACAATACATAAACAGAATATCAAGGTTCAAAAGAAATTGATATTCAATAGTTGACTAACAGTAACTAAATAGGAGAAATAAAATGACTACACAAGTTGCATTCCGAACCACCCCCCCCTTTTTTGATAGGGATAATTTTTTAACCCCATTCGATAAAATGTTTGATCAATTGGTTGAAACGCAGTTTCCAGAAATGGTAAAAACTGTTGGTGTAAGACCATATCAGGGTTCAGCATATCCGAAAGTAAACGTATATGAATACGATGACAAAATTGGTATCGTTGCTGAAATACCCGGATTAGATAAAAAACAAGTATCTGTTGACGTTGAAGAGGGAACACTAACTATTAGCGGTGATAAACATCACGCTCTTGAAAATAGTGGTGCTAAAGTTATTCGTCGAGAATTAAAACAATCTTCATTTAAACGATCTTTTGAATTGGGTGAATTATTAGATGGTGATGATATTTCCGCCAGCTTTAAAGATGGAATCCTTTCTATTAATATTCCAAAAGTTAAGCCAGAAAAACCAAAAACAAAATCAATTAAGATTTCTTAATATGTGGAGATAATCGAACTAAACAATACAAAGTATCTTCTGCTTGAAAAAATATCAGTTAATTCAAAATTGGGTTACGAAGCACTAAAAAAGAAATATAATGCTGATATTATTTTGCGGCGTGAAGATACTTTGTATGTTTGTTCACAAATTATTGATGCTGAATTTGATGATGTTATTACATAAAAAAAATAAATAAAAAAAATGTTGGATCTTTCATATTTTATTCGTATAATATAAACATGACAAAACAGACAACAAAAATAAAATATAATAGTTTTATTGACAATAACATTAAATATATGCAATGTAAAACTTGTGGGAATTATGTAACTGGGGTTAGCGATAATGCAACTTCTGTCACATGCTCTAATTGTGTTTTGGGATTGATTCCTTTCGAACCCCCTAAAAAATATATTCCAACTGGTAAACCTCCCGGATGGCATTGGATGAAAGAATTTATAGATAAAGATGGTAACGTTTACCATAAAGGTGTAGCTCAACCAGATTTAAAAGATACATTACCCCCAACCACAATTAAACCTAAAAAGAAAAATAAAAAGACACGTAAAACTAAAGAACAAATATTAATACAAAGACATAAAGAAAAAAAAATTATACTTAAGCAAGATAAAAAAAGAAAACAAAAACAAATTAAAAAAGTATTAAATAAAAAATAATATATGAACCGAGCTTTAACATTCGATGATATAAATATAAGTCCAAAATATTCGGAATTGAAATCTCGAAGTGATATAGATTTAACTACAAGATTTACAAAAAATACAAAACTTATGCTTCCGATAATTTCATCGCCGATGGATACTATTACTGAACATGATATGGCTTTAGAAATGATGAAATGGGGTGGGGTTGGTATTATTCATCGGTTTATGAGTATAGAAAAACAGACTAATGAAATTCAAATAATATCTAATGCAAATAAACGACACCTTAATAATGTTAGAGATATAACTCAAGTACCCATCTGTGCCGCTATTGGGGTTGTAAAGAACTATTTAGAGCGCGCTCAAGAATTAGTTTATAACGGATGTAATGTTTTAGTACTAGACGTAGCTCATGGGCATCACAAGTTGGTTAAAAAAGCATTGGGGAGATTAAAAAATGAACTTAAAGGAAATGTTGAAATCGTCGGGGGTTCAATTGCAACGAGAAAAGCTGCAAAAGATTTATGTGAATGGGGAGCAGATGGCCTCAGGGTGGGAATCGGAAATGGATCACTATGTGAAACAAGAATCAGAACGGGCGTTGGGATTCCCTCGGTTACTGCTCTTTTGGATGTCTGTGCCGTTGCTGATTCTTATAATGTCCCTGTCATTGCTGATGGTGGCATTCGTAACATTGGTGATGTCTGCAAAGGACTTGGTTGTGGCGCTGATGCGGTTATGCTTGGTTCCCTTTTATCAGGTACAAAAGAAACTCCTGGGGAGATTTCAAAAGTAGGGCAGTGGCCTAATGAGCAGCTATATAAAAAATATAGGGGGTCGGCATCATTAGATTCTAAATTAAATAGGGGAGAAAATAAAAATGTCGAGGGAAATTCCAAACTTATTCCATATAAAGGAAAGATTAAAAGAATTATTAATGACATTACAGATGGGCTTCGAAGTTCTTGTTCTTATGTTGGCGCATCTAATCTGGGGGAATACAGGTCATTGGTCGAATTTGTAAAAATAACAAATGCCGGAATAATTGAAGCAAAACCTCACCTATTATAATATTTATAAAAAGAGAGCTATGAAAAAACAAAAAGAAATAATATTTGAAAATATTTTAAATGATATGAATAATCATATTAAATATTTAGAAGAAATAGTCTTTGAAAGTAAAACTATAATTACTTCTCTAACTTTAACAGTTAACGATATAATTGATATTTTAATACATCAATTAAATTTAGACCCCGGCGAATCAAATCTTGAAAAAATTCCATATCAACAACAATTAGAAACTTATATAAACTCACTACAATCTCTTTCAAATAAAATGAAGGGTTTTAATGAATTCCAAAAAGAGCTTATAAAATATAATGTTAATTTAAGTGAGACTATTGGAGAATCTTAAACATTCACTACCTTAATAAATATTTAACGTTAATAACTTCAAGGGTTATCTGTTATGCAGTTATATTATCAATAACATAACGGAGAAACGACATGAACATGAAAACCGCAGTAACAGTGATAAATGATGGTGTTGGAGGATTAACATCAATTCTATCTGGCATTATCGTTCTTGGCATATTTGCTTCAATGGTTTTTGAAGGTGGTATGTTTGGAGTAGATATCATTGGCAACCTAATGACAATTATAGGGCAGCTAACGAATGGTGGCTTTGCTGGACTATTAGCTCTATTAGTCATATTAGGTTTGTGGAATAAATAACAGGAGATGGTGTATGAACATCACAAATAGAAAGCTCACGTGTGCAGCTGTGTGTTTTATAGCAGCAAGCGTATTTGTAGCTTTAGGTAAAGCCGATTTCCAGGGGTGGGCCGATTTTGTAAAATGGGTCTTTGGAATTTATGCCGCCGGTAATGTTGGTGAACATGGTGCTAACGCAGTACTAAATAGAAAGTAAACAAATAATGTTGCGGCAGTTTATTCTGCCGCAACATCTTTCATCATAATTAAATGGGGGTTATATGAAGTATAGTTCTAAACAAATAGTTGCTAATCACGATAGGCTAATAGATATAGTTAATCAATATTTCGACGGGGAAGAAAGTCAAAATATTTTAAATCTTTTTAAACATTTCGAAGAAAGATTAATTGATACACCTGCATCAAGTAGACCAAACCGACATAACTGTTTTGTTGGTGGATTTTTAGATCACACATTAAGAGTGATAGATACTGCTTTGGATATTAAACAACAATTTATTAAACTAGAAGTTGATGTCACCTCATCAGATAAAGATATAGTAATGGCATCAATGTTTCATGATTTGGGAAAACTGGGTGATTTAGATAATCCATTTTACATTCCTCAAACAGATGAATGGCGTAGAAAAAAATTACAAGAGTGGTATACCTTTAATGATAAATTAGAACCTATGGATGTCGCAGATCGCGCATTGTGGATTCTACAAACTTTTAATATTAAAGTAACTCAAGAAGTTTGGAAAGCTATAAAAATGAGCGATGGAATGTTTGATGAGGGGAATCAAAAAATTTATAGAAGGGCTGATATTAATAGAAATATTTTACATTATATAGTTCATTTTGCAGATTGGCTCAGTACTGTTGCAGAAAAACAACACTACTTTCAATCATTAGATGAGGGAATAAATTCCCCATTAACTTTAAATCATGATAATTCAAAACAATCGCAAACAAATACTAATAAGTTAAATACAGATGATAAAACCTTAAACCAATTAAAAGACAAGTTCAATGAACTGTTTAATTAATTTTAAATAATATGATGATAATACTCTTTGTTTTTTTATTTTTAGTTCTTATATTCATTAGTTATTTACTCTTTCTCTCTTTAAGAAGAATAAATGACTATGAAAACTTTATTATAAACCTTCAACAAATAGTTGAATATACGACAGATAAAATGAAACAGGTTGATGCTTCTGGTCATTACGAAGCTGATGACGAAACTAAATTCTTTTTTGATCAATTAAAAGAGCTTCAATTATTACTAAATGGTATTTTTGAAGAGGGGGAGTTAAATAGTGGCACTAAAGAAAAAAAATAAAAGAATGTATTTCGATCAGGATGTCGAAGATGCAATAATAGAATATAATCTTGAAACTGATCCTGGGATAAGAAATGAACTTTATCAAGATAGGATAGCATATGCGTTTGATAAATTGGCAGAAAATATAATTAATACTTTTAAATTTTCGTATTTTGATGCTCCATTTATAGATGTAAAACAAGAAGTTGTTTCTTTTTTAGTTTTAAATATTCACAAATATGATCATACTAAAGGATTTAAAGCTTTTAGTTATTTTTCTGTTGTTGCAAAAAATTATTTGATTTTAGTAAATAATTCAAATTATAAAAAAACTAAAATACAATATGATTTAGATGCAACATCAACTATTAAAGAGTTAATGAAAACTCATCCCCAAAATGATGAAATGTCCCATTACTCAACAGATTTTATGAACGAATTAATTGATTATTTTAATTCTACAATACCGAAGATATTTACAAAAAAAAGGGACGCCAATATAGCTTTCGCTCTTATGGATCTATTTACTGAGCGGGGTATGATAGAAAATTATAATAAAAAAAGTATATATCTATTACTTCGAGAAATGACGGGATGTGAAACAATTCGAATAACAAAAGTAGTTAATACTTTAAAAACATACTACGGCTCTCTTGCAAATGAATTTAATACTAAAGGAACTTTAACACATTTGCAAGGTATTTCTAGTAATTTTAATTTACATTGGGAATCTAGATTTCCGCTTAAAACTAAAAAATAAACTGTTGCCTTTTAGCTATTTATTACGTATATTTAAATAAAGGAGACACACACGATGAATGAAATAGATTGGGATAAACGTTATATAGAAGAATTGGCTGATAGATCCTATGAACAGTCTCTTCCACCTGAAGTTTATGATGATGGTTCAGTTAATAAATTTGGGGGAAGTACCGGCATTGATGCAGATTTTAATTATGCAGAAACGCCCGACATCGTATGGGAACCCGAATATTTAAGTGATAGATAATTCTTACTTAGAAAATAAGAAAATAAAACAGGGAGAAATAAGTTATGAATGATGCAATATTTTATACTATTGTTGTCAGCATGTTTTCAATAGTACTATTATGGTGCATTGGTTGTCTTATAGCTAGTCATGGTTATAAGAAACGAGAAGAAGAATATTTTAAAACTAAAGTACTTAAAATGCTTGAAGACTTAACGGGGGTATAAAAAATGCAAATAATAAATATTGATCTATCAATATGTCTCGGATACTTAATATGATTTCGAAATTCTAACTACAGTAATAAAAACGCAGCCGGATTTATGATGGATTTGAAAGACCTTAATGGTATGTTAGATGAAGAGATAAAATGAATAAAAAATGTTTAATAGCTTTATGTTCTAAAAAGAAAGCAGAAAATGAATGTATAGCTCTAGAAATGTATAGAGGTGGACCTTGGAATGTTATTAGAAAAAACAATAACAAAGATATGGATATTTATGTATTGTCTGCTAAATATGGTCTCTTAAAAACCAACACATTAATTCAACCTTATGATTTATTAATGGATGATATAAATGTAGAGGATATGAAAGAAGATAAAACATGGGCTCAACTAAATGTAGATGATTATGATAATGTAATGATTAGTGTAGGAGGTGCTTACCTAAAAGCTATACCTGATAGATTTTTTAACCACCCAAAAGTCACATTTACATCAGCTAGATTCTTAAAGGCATTTTCTGAGATAAAACATTTCATGTTAGGTACTAAGAAGGAGGAGAAAAAATGAGTTGTATTTATTTGTGATAAAACTCGGAAGGTCAATGAGTCCTACCTTACCTATAAAACGGACTCTTAATCAAATAGGAGATAAGCGATGAATACACTA